GGCAAAACTTCAACATATGTGTCCATCTGATTGAAAATGGTGGGTGATGTAGGGCTCGAACCTACGACCCGCTGATTAAGAGTTACTAAGAATTAACCGCTTTTCAAAGGCTTGCGACGGACCACCTGTGAAACATCGCGTCTGAAACGTCATTTGGCCGTGAACCAGTGCAGGATCGTGTCGCGCGCCGCATAGGCCCATGCGACCAAGCCGAGCAGCCCGGATCCGATCCACAAAAGCCACCGGCCGAGCGCGCCGGCGCCCTCCGCCTTGGCCCGTAGATTGATCACCTGATTGAGCGTCGGCTTGGCCGCGGTCACACTCTCCTCGACCGTGCCGAGGCGATGCGAGATAGACACCAGCTGCTCGCCCTGCGCCGAGACCTTCTCCCAGATCCGCCGTCCCCGCTCGCTTCCCTCCTTGGAAATTTCGTCGAGCCGCGAATTGATGCGCTCCATCTGGCGATTGGCCGCATCGAGATGCGCAAGGATCAAGGCGTTCTGGTCCATGCGCCTACTCGACCATGACCGTCACATCGGGTGCAGTCGCGCCCGTAAGCTTCAAGACGATCGACCCGCTGGTGCGAACCACCAGCTGCTGGATCACGTCGCTGTTGCCGTCCACCTTGGCGACGGTCAGCTCGGCGTCCGGCACCGGCGTTTCGATCGAGGCGGCCGTGTCCGGGTCGAGATCCTGCGACATTGAATGCACGGACAACGTGCCGCCGCCGAGGCTGCCGGAATATTTCACCACACGATAGCCGGCATCGCATTGTCCGGGCACGCCCGTATTCCATGTTCCGTCGGCAGTCAGTTTCTTGATCGGCATGGCGCGTCTCCTATTTGCGGCAAAGCGGGTCCGTCCCGCATTGCCTGTTATGCGCCACCACCTGGCGCGCGAAGGCCTCATCCTCGGCGACGATATGCGCCCGGGTCGCCGGGCTCGGCGTCAGCCGGGCATAGCCCGCCCCGTCAGTGGCACTGCCCGTCGCGCCACACCCCGCCAAGCTCGCGGCAAAGATCAGCGGCAGGCAGGCGAAACACTTTTTCATCGGTGATGTTCCTTTCCTTGAGTTGCCGGATCACGGCGGTTTTCGCATCGGCCTCGCCGGCCGCGCGGCCATCGGCCCGGCCCTTGAGGTAAAGCCCGCCAGCCGCAAGCGCGGCCGCGCCGATCGCCGCGCCGGCCAGCGCCAGCCTCCAGTTGGCTAGGCTGGCGGAAAGAGCGGCCCGGATCATTCGGAAACCTCCGCCTTGATCGCCCGATAGACCTTGGCAATGTCCGCCCGCCGCTTGATGGCATAGACCGCGAACACCATGATCATCACCATGATGCCCAGCATGGCCAGCTGCACGCGCCAGTCGGCGCTGGAAAAGGCAGCGCTCGCCGAGGAGCCGACCGAGCCGAGCGCGGTCACGATCCACATCCAGACGGTCTTCGATTTCGCCAGCGGCTTGTCCAGCTTCTCCGGGTCGACATCGACGGGCGCCGGTGGCGCATCGGGAATGCGCGGGATCTCCGGCGCTGGCGTCGGCCGCGGCGCTGGCACCGGCCCTTCCTCCGGCAGACCGGAAACAGCGATGGCGCCCATCCTGTAGACGACGTCGAGCATGGCCTCGACCTTGTGCGGATCGACCAGCGCCTTGTTCATGCCGTCGCCGGCATAATAGCTTTGCCCACGATGCACGGGCCGTTCCGATCCCTGGCAGGGCGCCAGAACCGGAAAGCTCGCCCATTCCATGGCGAGCCGCTTGCCGAATTCCGTGCGGGAAATCCGCCCCGCCATGAAACCGGCATAGCCGCGCCGCAGCAGCAGCGCATAGCCCAGCCGGTCCTGCATCTCGCCGTCGAGCAATGTCGAGCCGTTGATGTCGGCGGGAAAATCCTTGGCCAGCCCGATCAGGGTCGCGCGCATGAATTGCGGCGCCCCGGCCGCCGAGCTGCCGAAGCGCTTCGTCCAGCTCGGGCCCGCATCGACGATCTCGCCGATCGTCATGGCCGTGAGCGGCTTTTTCAACTTGCCTTGATTGTGCTCGTAGATCACCTCGTAACAGGCCGGCCGCGGCTTGCTCGTCTCGGTCCGATAGATGAAATCCAGAAGCGCCATCGCCGGCGCCGGCACGGTTTTCGCAAGTCTCGGCATGACAAAAGGCCCCAGCTGTTGATCGCTGGAGCCAATTTTAAAGCGGCTGGCATGGGGTCAAATGCGCACCCATCTGGTGGCTGAGTTCGCCTCTTTGGTTGAAGCGATCATCGGCTTCACAGCGCGAGAGTTTGATGTTCCTGAAATACCCACCTTATCGATTAGATGATTGCCGACCGAAGGGAAAAATTCAGTCTATGCACACTGCCGGCAGGTCAAACTCGCTTGATCGTAACGCTCATGAAGGCCGGATCTTCGAGGGCGTTACTTGGGTTAACCACTGTGACTTGAACATTGTTAATGTTTTTCGCGTTGGCGGCACCACCTGCAAGTGAACATATCATATGTCCTGATGTACCGCGCTGCGCGCTCATCTCCACGGTATAAACCGTATCCGGCTGATTGTTGGTGAAGTTTATAAGAAATACACCATCAGAAAAACGACCGACAGAAGACACACCACGCGCACCGAGAACAGTTACAACACCGGCACTTACGGAAAAGACGACCTCAAGAATTTCTTCAGGGAAGTTATTGGCGTTCCCGCTGGTAGATGTCCCCCCACGAAGCACCTTTCCGATATGAATTTTGCGCACGTCTTCGGCGGCGAATGAAAATACATTCGATACCCCTGTGAAATAAGACAGAATTATTTCCCGTATTGACGCCTCTGTAGTGCGCCCCGCCTCGAACTCAACCAAGGCCCCGACAGTGTCGCCAGCCATGACAAACCGGTCAGCGCTCACAGAGGCATCTTTGCCAATAAATGCTTTAACGTTTGCTACACTACCAATTTGCAATGTACCAATTGCCAGATGTCCATCTGTATGCGTCGCTTTAAGGCCCATATAGTAGCCGTCACAAAGAGCCGCATCAGTGAAACACGAGTTAATCAAACCAGTGGTGAAGTAAGCGACTGTCTCTCCCATCGGGTAGTTCTGCTGCCCGAGTGCAGAATTGTCAAAACGATTTCCGATTGACTGAATGGCGTAGACGTTCGCCAAGTACAGACCGATTGCAAAACCGTACCCGAAGTTATTCGTGACAATAGCCGTATCAACCACGTCGTGCAAATAAATGGCCGATCCGAGCCGTTGCGTAACGACACCGGAACTATCGGGCCAATCACGAGGATAAAGTGGCATGATCTGGTTTCCAGAAATGTGCACGACGTCACCAGCACCTGTGGCCTCTATGCCTGTATGGCTGTCGATGTTATTCGAAACGATCCTGGCGCGTTCGTATCCAGAAGAGACTACACCTGTCCGGAACCCGACGATGGTATTGTTTTCGATTATTACATCGTTTCCGCCGACTTCTACGCCAATGGACCCTGCGGGCCATGCCGCAATAGCCGCTTTCGTCAGTACTGAACTATTATCCAGATCGGAACGAGGCGGAACCGTGCACCACTCCCCGACTGTGCGAACATTCCGAATGGACGTATTAGGCCCCATCACTATTCTGCTGGTCGCACTGCGGATCAACAGGCCATTCCCGATTAGATGGCTGCGGTCATCGTCAATGGTTGCGAAATCCGGATACTCAATCCATGCGTCCCTGTTTTGAGAAACGCCGTCAACTCGAACATCACGCGGTATGGCTACGGTTCCGGAAACATAATACCTGCCAGTAAGAAGGAGAACTCCGCCTCCGTCAGAACTTGCAGACGCAGCGGCAAGATTAATTGCAACTGTGTCGTCAACAGAGGTATTGCCAATGCCAGTCGCGCCGAACATTTCCGGCGTCCGGATTTTAGTAATTCTAACCCACGCTCCGGCGGTCGAGGGGATGGCGTCAGCTTTAATATACTTGCCTTCTGCCGTGTCCGCCGCGATCCTGGCAGAGTAGTTTCCTGTCTTCCAGACGAACATTCCCTCACGACCAGCTTCAACAAGGTATGCTGTTGTAGCGTAAGTCGTGTTGAGCGCCTTAAGCTCGGTTCTTGTAGATACTCTGAAAGCAGCAGCAGCAGCCTCCGCAGCCGCCTGCGCAACCTGCGCCGCAACACGCGCAGCATTTGCAGCCGTGGCATACCCCTCGGCACTGGCGATCTGCGCCGCGTCCGGCCCCTCGATCAGTCTGCCGCCGCTCTTGACCAGGGTCTTTCCGTCGCCGATCGCAGCAGCCAACGCGAGAGCCGAGGCGCCGGCCTCGAATTCCATCTTTACCGCGCGATCCACATCGCGCCGCAGCTCCTGCAGGATCGTGCCCTGCTTCGTCAGCTCCTTTTCCAGCGCGTCGGGCGAAAGCTTTGTCCCGGCCGTGATGCTGGCCGAACGCTCGTGCACGCGCGCGCTAAGCACCTTGATCTTCGTCGTCAGGGCGACATTGGCGGCAAAGGTAATGGTGAATTCGTCGAAGGCGGCCGCCGGATCGACCTTGGCCACGGTCGGCGCGGCGATCGTCCAGTTGCCGCCGCTGACCTTCGTCCACACCTCGACATCGTCAATGTCGAAGATCTTCAGATCGAACGGCCCATAGACCGCGCCGCCGTCGCCAAGAAAGACAGCCTCTTCCCGGCTTTCCCGCGAAATCGGATAAGGTTGCGCCATGGTCGCCCCGCCTGACTTTGAATGTCAGGCAAGGGTAAGAGGCGCTAAGGGGCGTTCAGTGGGGGCGGTTACTTGCGGATATAGCCGCGTTGCGCAAGGCAGGCATCAAAGACAAGGTTGACGTTCTTCGAGTGCATGTAGCGGTCGCGTTCCGTCGACACCAGCGCCGCCTTGGAGGCCTCCCCGTCGCAGATCACCCGGGCTTGCTGGAATTCGGAAAGGACTTGCGGGTTTGCATCAACGCGAACGCCGTCGCTCACTCGATGAAAATAGCCTTCCGGAACATAGACACAGCCGCACAGAGCCCCGCAGGCAAGCGCCAAATATGTTTTCCGCATTTCATCCTCTCCGGTTGTGCCGCTGCCAATCTAACCACGCGCCACAATCGAAGGGAAGCCCTACTGCGCCCCGCCGATCGCCGCCGCCGGGTCCGGCAGGCGTTGCGGGGTCATGGCGCCGGGTTCCCACCAGTGGCTCGCCTTGCGCTTTTGCGCCTTGAAGCTTTCTTCCGCCTCCGGATCGGTCAGCCATTGCAGCTGGTCGACAAACATGCGGCGATAGGCCGCCCGGGTCGCCGGGTGCGACGAGAGGATCGGCGTATAGCGCCCGACATATTTCGAGGCCGCGCGGCCGAGCTTCTGCTCCTCGCCGCCGGGAACGATCGTGCGGATCGTCCGCATGGTCAGATCCAGCGTATCGCCGATGAAGGCGCCGCCGATCCCGCCCAGCGTCTGGGCAAAACTCTGGCCGAACTTGTTTTCCGAGCGATCGACGAAATCGGCGAACAGACCGCCGCCGCCGCCCTTGACGAAGGCGCGCCCCCAGAAGCCGGCTTCCGTCATGTCTTCCGGGTCCTTGCCGTTCAGCACGTTGAGGATCTGGATATAGGCGCCGGCGCCAAGCGTGAGAGGGATCGCCATGGATGCGAAATACCAGCCGCCCCGCGAAAGCTTGCCGCCCCGCGCGCGGCCGAGCGAGGAATAGATATGGATCGCCTCGAGCTGGCGCGCCGTAAACGACATGCCGAAGCTCATGAACTGGGTCGCGAAGTCGGCTACCTCGCCGAGGATCGTCCCGCGCGGGATCTGCCCGGTGATGAAGCTCTTGATGCGCGGATCGCCGGCCGGAACCGACCGTTCCGACCATTGCGTGATCATCTCGGCATATTTTTCCGCAAGCACACGGTCGCCCGTCTTTGCAAAAACGCCGCCCGGATCGAGAAAGCCCAGATCGTCGACGCCGGCGCGCATCTTGTGCCAGTCGTCGGGCGTGAAGCCAAAGCCTTCCATGGTCTTTTTCAGCAGCGGATTGAGATCGAGCCAGTCGACATTCTTCTCGGCAAAGCCGCCGAGCGTTTCGTGCCAGGCGCCGGCCTCGATCCGCTTGCGCGCGTCGGTGAGCGGGATCAGCCCGTTGATCGTCAGCGCCCGGTCGACCACATAGCGGCTCCATTCGCTGCCGAACATCTGGTCGACGAACCGCGCCTTGTCGTTCGCCGTGTGCATGAAATCGTCCCAGAGAACGGCCCGCCGCGCCATGGCGCGCCGGTCGCCGTCGCGCCCGAAACGCTTCACCATATCGAACAGCGTCGAGGTCACCGGCAGCCCGGCCAGCCGCCGCGCCGCGGCCGAGACATGCGGATCGGTCACGCCGGCCAGAATGCCGGTTCCGCCGAGCGCCGCCGATGTCGCGACGTTGCGGATATTGGAGGCCCATTGCGACGGCGCGGAAAGCACGGTCTCGCGGCCGCGCAGGTTGCGCCACAGGCTGTCGATCCGATAATCGGAAAGCCGCCCGGCATCGATCCCCGGCACCTTGGCGCCCTCGACGGTCAGCGCGCCGGCCTGCCGCTTGCCGATATCGGCGCGCACCGCCTGCTTGATCCATTCGATCGAGGCGTCGGGGTTCGGCCCGAACCGTTCCATCGCCGCAATGTCGTGGCTGATCCCGTTGATGTGCCCGAACACCGTCTGGATCACATCCTTCTTGCCGAAGCGGTCATTATAGGCGAGCCAGCTCTTTGCATCGCGGAAGATCAGGAACCGGCTGTCCTGGTAGCGGCTGGCCACCTTGCCCTTGCCGAACCGCCGCGCCTCCGGCCGGCGATGCGCCCAGCCATCGGAGACGATGCTCTCATAGACATAGTCGAGCGAGGCATCGATGCCGTCGACGCCGATCGCGTCGCCCGTCGCCGGATTGGTCATCTGGTCGGGATCGAGCAGCGGCCGGATGAAGGCCTTCCAGTCGTCGCGCCCCATTTTGCGGATGGCGCGCGGGTCGTGGCTGTGCGGCAGGCCGTGGTCGGCGCGCTTGGGAATATTGCCGCCGGCCGCGTTGAACCGCTGGCGCAGATCCTCGAGCACGCCCGACATGGCGGAGGCCAGCGCCTTGGCGCTCGGATTGTTGACCGGTTCGCCATGCAGCGCCGTGATGAAATCCGGCAGGTCCACCGTGTTCTGCCGAAGCCCCAGCGTCTTCGACCGGCGAAAATGATACATCACGTCCGACAGCTGGCGATGCGCCATGGCGATGATCGCATTCGCCCGTCCGGCCATGGAAAACGTGCCCTTGTAGCCGTTGTGGATCATCAGCGACAGTGCCGCATCGACCTTGTCGGCCCCGCCCTTCTCGTCGCGGAAATTCTCGATGAAGCCGGCGATTTCCTTGCGCCGCGCTTCCGACAGCAGCACCTGACGGCGCTGTTCCTTGGCCTCGGCCCGCAACGCCGCCGCCACTTCGTCGCGCGCCGCGGCCTTAGCCTGGGCGTCCGTCATGCCCGGCCGCTTCCGCTTGAACCGGGCCTCGTAATATTTGTTCAGCTCGTCCGCCTGGCGCGAATTGATCGCCCCCTGTTCGACAGCGGAATTCAGGCAATCGCGAAGGCTCATAATTTGCAACTCTCCAGAAGATCGGCCAGCAGGTTTCCTTCGTCGGCTTCGTCCAGAGCCTGGCGCGCCGGCACAAGGCGATGATTGCCATCGCCGTCCTCGACCGCGATATAGTCGAGCTAGGCTTTTGGGATTGCCGTTTGCGTCGACCTCCGGCTCGACCAGGTCCGCCCGCCTCGACCTCCGCCGCCCGCATCGCCGCATCGTCGAGGGGTTCCGCGACCACGTCGGGCCGGATGCGCTGATTGGTCACCGGGTCGGGCGCACGCTCGGTTACGGCAATGATCTGATTGCCGGCGTGCATCTTCGAGAACGCCTTGTAGCCGGGAACGTCATCCGCGATATTCCACAGCTCGAGGGGATAGCGCCCAACGCCGGGATCAAGATGATAGGCAATGTTCCGAGACCCTTCGGACGCGCCCCAGCCGCCGGCTTTTTCGTTCCACGTCACCAGAGTGGCTTTCCCGTCGCGGATCGCCACGCGCGCGCCTCGCGGGCCAAGCCCACTCAAACCGGCGGCGCTAAGCGCACCTGCATTCTCGTCGAGGTAGATCGTTAGTGCCGATGCGTCCTTTTGACCAAAATCGCCTTCGTGGCCAGGCAGGTCGCGGGCGGCCTTGTTTCTGGCCGTGGTTTGACCATTGACCGTGTAGGTCGAGCCCTTGGCGGTCTGAAATCCAACGATCGCCTGCGCCGGCGCCGCGCGGGCGTCGATCGCCTCGGCCGCCCGCGAAACATCATCGGCAAAGAACGTGTCGGCAATGTCGTCGATCGCGTTCGGATCGCCGCCATAGGCCCGCTCATATTGCTCGGGCGAAAGCGTCAAGAGCCGCCCCGCCTCCTCTTCCGCCACCATGCGCTCGACCAGCTCGGGCGCCGGAAAATTGTCCGGGTCCTCGGCATGGCGAAGCGCCGCCTCATAGACGCGCATCGCCGCCGGGTTTCCGTCCTGCGGGATCGTCACCTCGTCGAGAACACGCTCCTCGAAAGAGCGATTGATCAGGTCCAGCCGTTCGGGCGAAAGCTCGACATTCATGGCCTTGGCCAGCGTCTCGACATCGCCCGGCTCCGGCCGCCCGTCGAGCACGCGCGCCGCGATCGCATCGCCGCCCTCGCCGAGCCTGAAGATCCGCGCCAGCTCCGCGCCGCCTTGGCTCACGCCGCCGAACAGCGAGCCGAAGGTCGCGGCGATCCCGACATTCTTCAGCGCATTGTCAAGCCCGTGCTCGAGGCCGGCGCGCGCCTTGCGCTCCTGGCTTGCCGCCTGCAGCACCGCCTCCTGCCCGCCATTGAGCAGCGCCTCGGTCAGCATGACCTGGCCGAGCCGGCCGGCCACCGTGCGCGCCGTGCCGGCGCCGCCGCCCAGCACCGCCATGGACCATTGATAGGGATCGCGCGCCGAGCCTTTCAGACCGCCGACGATCTGCGCCGCAAGCCGCCCCGCCATGCCCAGTTCGGGCGAGGCCAGCGCCTCGAGGCTGGCCCATTCCGCATCCTGCATGCGCTTCTTCACGCGCCCGTCGATGTCGAGCGAGATCAGCCCCGCCTGCGCCGGATACTTTTGCGCCAGCGCCGCCCGGCTTGCCTCGAACCGCTCCATCGCCACGCGGCTGCGCTCCTCGCGCCATTCGTCGCCGGTCTCGAAACCATAGGTCGGGTTGCTCTTTTGCTGGAAAGTCCCCGTTTGCACATCGATGTCCATCGGGTTTTGCAGCCGCTCGCCGGTCGCCTGCTCCACCTCGTCGATATAGGACTGATAGGCAAAGCGGAAATTGTCCTGGCTCGCCGTGATGTTCTCGACCGCAACCATGACCTGGTCGCTGGTATCGACCACGCGGCCGAAGGCCTCGCCCCAGCTCTCCGGCCCGGTCGAGACGCTTTTCGGCAGGCTGTCCAGTTCGGGCAGGATCATCGGCCAGCCTCCGCACCGGACGGCTTGACCTTGGCCAGCGCATTGCGGCTCGTCACCATGGCATAACCGTCGCCGAACCGGACGAGACAGGAATTCATCGTGCCCCGCGCCTCGACCGTGCATTGCTGCCCTTTGCGTCCCTGCCGGTTCCAGCGATAGACATATCGTTGCGCCATCATCGGAACGCCTCCGGCACCCGCGCATTGAGCCCCGCCATATTGGCGAGGTCCAGCACCAGCGGGTCGCCCTTCTCGTCGGCAATGAACATCGGCGCCGCCGAGCTCGGATCGCCGAGCGCGAACACATAGCCCCCCGAAACCGCAACCGGCATGGCGCGCTTGAAATCGGCCGCCGTCCAGGCCTTGCCGTTCTTCGCCTTCACCGCGCCGATATCGCTATCCTCGAGCGCGCCGATCACGTCGCCGAACCTGTCGGCGCGGATCGCCGGCGAAACCAGCACCTGTCGTTCCTTCCAGCGAACACCCGGATCGTAGGGCGCAAAACCGCCGAACCGCACATTGCCGGCATAGGTCGCGCCCGCCGCTTCCTGGAATGCCCGCTCATAGACCGGCTTGGCGTCCTCGCTTTTGGGATCGATCCCGCCATCGTAGAGCCGCTTGCGGGCGATCGCCGCCGCCTGCTCGTCCAGCCGGTTGATCTGCTCGGGCGCAAAGGCCAGCGCCTCGCCGGCGATCGCGCGCGCCTGCGGAATGCGCTTGGTGATCGCCCGGTCGGGATAGGCCTTGCCGTCCGGCGTCTTGCCGTGCCCGGCCAGGAGATCGCGCGCCGCGCGCGGGTCGCCGCCCACAGCCATGATCTCGCCGGCCCCCGCCACGGCCGGCGCTGTCTCGCCCAGTTCGGCAAGCACGCGCTGCGCATCCCGCCCGGCCGCATCGACCAGCCCGGCGGCGATGGCGAGCCCATTGGCCGGATCGCCCGTCACCGCCGCCTCGATCGCCTCGGCCTCGCCCGGGCGGAAATAGCGGGGAGAAACACCAAAGTGCCGCGCCGCCACCCGCGCCTGGTTGATCCGTTCGGCAAAGGCGATCGACACGCCATCGGCATCCGCCCCCTCGTCGAGCGGCAGGCCGGGCGAAACCGGCAGCACCCCGAACCGTTCCGCAACCCCGATCGGGTCGGCCGAGATTTCCTTGCGGTGCGAGGCAACCAGCCCGCGCGCGGCGTCGATATCGTCCGGACCGGCATCCGTGCCGATCAGCGCTGGCAGGCGCTTCTCCACCTCGCCGATCGGCAGCGTCCGGATCGCTTCCGATACGCGCATCAGCGACAGCGTCGAGGCCGAGATCTTGGCCCCGTTCGGCGCGGTGCCGGCATCCAGCTGGAAACGCGCCAGTTCGTCGGGTGCGACGGGCAGGCNACNTCCGNCACTGCGCTTCGCCAGATCGTCGCCCCGCTTCTTCAGGTCCGCATCGGCCTTGGCGTCCTGCGTCTCGCGCGCCTTTTCCGCCGCGATCAGCCCGCTTTCGATCCGCGTCCAGTCGTCGGCCGAAACCCCCTCGAGCTTGCCGTCGGCATAGTCGCGCGTCATGTCGGCCCGCATGGTGCGGATCTCGTCCGCGCGCATCGTCGAGGCCTGCTTCGTGTAGAAGCCCGTCAGCATGTCGGAGCGGCTGCCGCGCTTGGCCTTCTCGGCCTCCACCGGCGTCAGCACCCCGCGCGCCACCGCCGTGTCATAGTGATCGTCGATCGTGCCCTGCAGGCGCGAAAGCTCCGCCGTCGCCGCATCGCTTGCCGGATCGAGCCCGGCCAGCGCACGGCTCTTGGCATTCTCCATGTCCTCGACCCGGCCGATGAAGGACATGCGATCCTCGGCCTTGCGCTTTTCCTCCGCCGCCGAGCGTGCGTTTTCCACCAGGCCCATCGAGCGCTTGCGGAAGGCCGCCGAATATTCCGGCGCGATCTCCTCGAACACATGGTCGCCCATATGCGCCTCGAGCAGCTCGTCATAGGCCTTTTGCAGCTTGGCCGGATCGTCCTTGTAGGCATCGTAGACCGCCTGCTGGTCCTGCAGCATGGTCAGCTCCAGATCCTGCAGATAGGTTTTCGTTCCGGCCACGTCATAGGCGCGGCCATAGAACGTGTCGCGCCCGGTCGGACGAAACCCGCCAGGCGTCCCGCGCGTTACCTCGACAGGCCGATCGACCGGCGTCACCGTGACGGGCCCGACCGAAGAGGCCGGGATCTCGCGATAGCTTTGCCCGGATGGCGAAGCCGGCGCGCTGTTGCCGGCGGCGATCAGCGAGGCCTCACGGGCGCGGCGGCCGGGATTGGCGCCCAGCCCGCGCACCGCCGAGGCGATCTGGCCGAGATCGCCGCCCTTGGCCGCCTCGACGACGGAATTGGGCAGCGACCCGTAATTATAGGCCACCGACTTGAGAACGGCCTGCACATTGGGCGGCAGCACGTCCCATCCCTCGCCGAGCTGCCGGCGCGCGGCCGCGCCCTCGCGCGCGGAAAGCCGATAGTCGAGATCCCGCTCGGCATCCTCGCGGCTGATCTTCATGCCCGGCGTGACCTTGACCGAACGCCCGTCGGCCAGCGTCACCGTGTCCGATCCATAGCCGATGCGCCAGGCGTTCACGTCCCAATAGGGTTCCGGGCGAAAGCCTTCCTCGTCGCGGATGATGGCCTTGGCCTGCTCGGCCTCCGGCCCGGTATAGACGCGAACCCCGCCACGCGCGCCGGCAATATGCCCGGCCTGCCCGTTGACGCTCGCCGTCGTCTGCTCGCCCCCGGAAATCGTGGCGGCACCTGGCGCCCCCGCCATGGCCGCCGCACGCCCTGCCCTTTCGCCGGCGATCGCCGCTTCGCGATCGGCCTTCTGGCCGAACTGGTCGGCCATGCGGGCAAAGCCGGCCGCCGCCTTGCGCTCGAGCTCGCCGTCGTCGCGCTTCACCCCGAGCAGCCCCTCGGAAAGAACGGGCGCGACACGGAACGGACGATAGGAAACAGCCTCGCGGCGCTGGTTGGCCATGGATCAATACCTCCCCGCCATCGAGGCCGCCGTGTCGAAGCCGGTAAAGGCCGCTTTCAGCCAGCCGCCGGCCCGCGCCTTGTCCGCCATCTTGCGATAGTTCGCCTCGCGCTCGTCGAGGCGGGCGATCCGCGTCTGCTCGGTCCCGACCGCCGTGGTGATGCCGAGATCGCCTTGACGGAACGCCTCCTTGCGCGCCTGCACCGGCGTGCCGAAAGTCAGGTCCGTGCCCGATGCGGCATAGGCCACGTCTTGGCTGCCGATCTGTTCCATCATTGCCGCCTTGATCGAGGTTCGCCGCGAAATCCCCTGCAGCGTTTCCAGCGGCTTTTCCCGTGCCGCATCCTCGGCCGCGAGATCCAGCGCATCGCCCTCGGCATTGCCGGCAGAAATGGCGGAGAACATGCCGAGCAGCCCGGCCGCGCCCTGCAGGATCGAGCTTGCCGTGATGCCGCCCGCCGCAGCGCCACCGGCCGCAGCCGCCGTTCCCGCCGCGGCAGTCCCGGCGGCCGCCGTTCCCGCCGCCGCCGTGCCGCCAAAGATCGAGCCGATCGTCGCCATCGCCAGTTCAGCCATCAGAGTTTCGCCCCCGGAACATAATCGCGCAGCCGGAGCCGTCCCGGCCGCACTTGCGTGAAGGTGATTGTCGGCGCGTTCGATACCCCGTTCAGTCCGGCCACCAGGACATCGCCGGTAAAGCCGCTTTTCGGGGCGGAAAGATCGTCCGACATGCGGTTGAGCGGCAGGTCGCGCGCGGCGCGCCCGTTGGCGCCGACCGCAAGGCTGGTCGTGTCGATCACATAGATGGAAGCCGCCTTCACCGCGCCGGGCCGCTTGACCACGCTGTCATCCTGCAACACACGCACATAGGGCATGCTTTCATAGACCGGCGGTTCCCAGAGGCCGATGATCGCTGGCTTGGACGGCGCGTCGTCGATCGTTACCTGCCCGCCGGAAACCACGTAGGGCCCGTGGAAATCGCCCTCGATCGCCGCCCAGACCGTGCGGCCATTGTGCACGGAAAGCCCAGTCGCCACCCCGGCCGCATCCGTCGTGACCCGGATCGCCGCCTGCAGCATGTTGACGCTGGCCTCTTCCATGACCTCGACCCGCGCCGCGCCGCCGCGCTCGACCACCAGCCACACCTGTTCGGACCCGTCGACCGCATGCGCCTTGACCAGCCCGCCGCCATGCACGCCCCATTCCGAGGGAGCGACGATATTCTGTTCGCGCGCCTTATTGACGATCAGGCAGACCAGCCGCCCGTCCTCGCGCAGCATCCAGTTACGGGCAGAGGTCGACGAGCCGATCTTGCGCTGCACCACCTGGTCGCGGATATTGGCCACCAGGTCCTTGCAGAGATCATTCTCCGGCGTCGGCGTATAGGTTGTTCCGACCGCGTCATAGATGATCGACGACAGGATGCCGCCATCCGGCGAAACGAAGAACACCAGCCCGTTGATGTTGACCGGACGGCAGTTCTTCTTCGATCCGACTTCCGAGGCGCGAACGAAGTTCAAGGGCTCGTTGCGGTTGACCGTGCGATTGGAAGCGAACCATTCCGCCTGGTCGGTAAAGACCAGCAGATAGGTATTGTCGAGAACGTGATAGATCACTTCCGAGGTCGAGGTGCGCAAAGCCTCGAGCCGGGCGCCGGTGTCCTTCACCGCCTTGATGTTGACGTTGAAATATTCCGCCGTTTCCGACATGCAAAGCGCGGCCTGGCGGGCCTCCGGCGCGAAATAGACGGCGCGGTCCTGGTACATGCCCATGCCGGCGAAGCCGCCGCGCGTCACCGACACCAGCGCCTCGCCTTCCGTCTCGCCGACCTCGACATGCGTCACCAGCGCCGAGGCATCCGTGGTATTGACCACCTGCGCGTCGAATTCATATTCCGCGCCCGCCAGCGCGCCGCCGAAGGTCACGGTGAACGGCCGGTAATTGCTGGCGATGTCGCCGACATTGTAGGCGACGGAAACGCCGGACGAGAAGCCCGGCAGGTCGGAGATCGCCGCCGCGATGTCGGTCGCAAAGCGCGGCCAGTCCGCGTTCAGGTCTTCCGGCGAGCAAAGGGCGGAAAGATTGTCGTAGAGCTTGACCGTCGTCGTGTCGACGCCGTCGACCGTGCAGCTCAAGGTGAGCGCCGGCGGCGCGCCCGACCAACGGATATAGAGATCCCAGACGTCGCTGGTCTTGGTATAGGTCCCGCCGAGATCGACCTCCGGAATGAATTCGAGCGGCCAGGCACCGACCGTCCAGGACGTGTCGTCGGCCTCGTTGCGAAACAGCCGAAGCCCGCCCACCGCATTGATGTCGGGATGGAAGATGCCGAACGTATTGGCCTCGCCCCAGAAGCCCAGGTCCGGGATCATGCCGACGGTTATCGATACGATTGTTTTCGTCGCCACCTTTACCCGGTCATTGCGCCAGATTTCTACCTTGCCGGCCGAGACGATCATCACATAGGAAAGCCCGGCGCGGACTTTCAGCACGCCCATGGCGCAGGTCGGCGAAAGCACCGATCCGAGATCGGCCGTTCCGGGCAGGAGATCGAAGCCGGCCTGCGGGATCGGCTCCAGGCCGCGCATGATCTTGGCCGCCGAATAATACGGCTTTAGCCCGACCTTGCCGAACAGGTCTTGCGAAAACTGCCCGGCATTGGCCGAGCTTTTGAGGGGACCGCGAAGCCGCATTATTCATACCTCCCGGCCCAGCCCATGGCGCCCATGCCTTGCGGCCGCACCGTCGTCAGCGGACTGTCGTTCGCCATCGGCGTTCCGACCGGATTGCTTGCCTTGTCCTGCGCCATCAGCCGGCCGAACAGCCCGCCGGTTCCCTCCTTGGATGGCGTGCCGAAGGCTTCCGAAAGCCGCGAATTGCGCATGTCCTCGTCGCCCCAGACGGGCGCCGCCAGATAACCGCCATAGGCGACGACGAAGGCGGCGCGCCATTCCGGCGGCCAGCTGTCGGGCGAAACCTCGACCTTGCACAGCGACCAGGTCTCTGCCGCATTGCAGTAGAGAATGCCCTCCTCGATCGTGAAGTCGCGCAGCGGCTGCGGGCTCGATCCCGCCTGGTCGAGTATCTTCAACGGATTGCCGATCCGCCCGCCCGGCAGGTCGAAGGCATAGGTCCAGCCGTTTTCCGGTGTTTCGTCGCGCCGTCTGTTCTTGAAGGTCTTGCGGGCAAAGCTCCAGTCGTGCATGCCGAACACCTGGTCGATCGTGCGCTGCCAGACCGCCTCGCAATTTTCCGAAAGTTCCGACCCGTCATCGACCGAAAAGACCGGCCCGACGCCGATATCGGTGAGCGTCCAGTTGATGATTGCCGCCTTGTCGATCGTCATCGCGCGCCCCAAAAAAGAAGAACCGCGGCCAGACTACCGGCCGCGGTCAATCGTTCAGTGCTTCCGGGAGCCTGTGATCAGGTCGCCGGCGCCTGGGCCAGCGCCACGGTGACATTCCCGCTGGAGGGAACCGCCGTGAAGATGACGCGGACGAAGGTCGGCGTCCCGTCGACGTCGACGACACAATCGGCCCAGGAGCCGACCGTCAGCGCTGCGCGGCTGTTGTTGAAATAACCGGCGGTCAGGAGCTCCGCCTTGGTGTCGTTGGTCGCGCAGTCGAAGTGATGGACGAGACGATTTCCGGCAAGCGTGATCGTATTCAGCCGGCGGAGATCGGTAACAGCATGCGTCATGTTCGTTTTTCCTTCTGAAAGAGGGGATGGCCGGCCGGCGGAGAACCACCGGCCGAAAACCGCTTAGACGCGGATCGCCGACTTGATCGCGAGCATGCGCACGCGCTTGACGCCTTCCGGAAGAAGGCCGATCGACGCCGAGGACAGAAGGGTCTTGCACAGGTTCGGCGTACCCTCGAGCTGCGGCTGCGGATCGATCGTCATGTTCTCCTGGTCCCACCAGGTCTCGGAACCCACCGCGTCCTTCGTGTACATGAAGGTGTCGAGATAGCCCGTGCCGGTGAAGCCCGGCGTGCCGGCCACATAGCCGCCCGTGCCATAGGTGAAATACTCATCCGGAATGGTGAAGACATGCACGCCACGGAAGGTCTTGCGCGTGACGCGGCTGGCCTTGGCGAAGGGGAGATCGCCGGGGCCCTGATATTCGGCCTGGGCGAATTCCTTGTACATCAGCAGCTGCGACATCCAGACGTTCGGGACAGGCCAGAAAACGTCCTCGTCCGAACCGGCGCCGGAGATCTGGTCGATCGCATCGATCGCGTTGATCAGGTCGACGCGCGCCGTGCCGTCGCCGATCGTCGTGATCGTGTTCGGCGTATCGGTGAGCGAGCCGCCGGCGGTCGCAAAGGCATTGAGCGCATCGAGCTTGATGCGGTCCTTCTTGCGGCGCTGGGCCTGCGTCATGTCGGTGGCGAGCTTCGCCTTGAGGCTCGGCCCCATGCGCTTCTCGTCCTGCATGCGGAAATAGACGGAAGCCTCGTAGTCCTTGGTGACGAGCGTCACCATGTCGAGCGTGACATTCTGCGGGGAAACGGCGTTGAGCGCGCCGGTGAGTTCGTACATTTCGACCCGGCCGCCGCCGACCGGATACTTGACCGTGCCGGCCGAGCTTTCGCCCTTCAGCATCGTGTCGTCGAGATAGCCGCCCTTGGCGATGTAGCGGGCGCGGACGAGATCCTTGATCTCTTCGCGGAACCAATCGGAAACTGCCATGTGATGAACCCTCAAGTTTGTGATGGACGAAATCACCGTGAGGGCCGATTAGCCGGGACCGCGCCGGGTCCGGTGAAGGATAGCCGCCGCATCGCCCAGGTCGCTCCCGTCCGGTATGCAGGGCAAAGCCTGCCACCGGGCGAAAGCCGTTCAGTGTGGTCTAGCCGTCGCCATAGACCTTGCGGCGATCGGCCTGCAGCTGGTCATAGCTCTTCTGGTCGAATTTGATATCGCCCCAGGTGTTTTCCGGCAACGCCGCACGGCGCGAGATTTCCGCCTTGGGATCGGGCGAACCGGCACTGCCGTTCAGGTCCATGGCCGGCCCCTTATGCCCGCCGCCGCCCTGGTTGCGCAGGAATTCGATGAACTCATGCCCGCGCGCCGTGTCGCCGAGCATGGCCTTGGCATAGTCGCCCGCCTCCTGCGACAGCCCGCCCTTGTCGCGGCCGAGCGTCACCATCTGGTCGATATAGGCGAAATTCTCGGTCATGCGCTTTTCGCGCGCCGCCCGCTGTTCGGTCTCCGGCAGGTGCCGCGCGCTTTCCGGTACCAGCGCCGCCTTTTCCGCCGCCTCGTTGATCGGCGGCTCGAGGATGCCCATCTCCGCCGAGGCCGACATCATTTCCATGACGAGGCCCTGATATTGCGGAACGGAAAGCTTGAGCTTTGCCGCTGTCGATGCCACGCGGTCATAGAGCGGGTCGCCGGTCAGCTTTTCGATATGCGGCTTGATCGCCTCGGGGATCTCGCCGGCAAACTCCGCATAGGCCTTCGGGTCCTCGGGGATCTTCTGCTCGGCATCGCGCGCGCGGTAGCCGTCCAGCGCCTTTTTCATGTTGTCGATCGTCTCGCTGTCCGACTTGCCGAGCATGTGGTCGGGCAGGCCTTCGGGCCGATAGATCGAGGCGGCGGGAGCGGGAGGAGCCGCACCCGCCGCAGGCTCGCCCGCCGGCGATGGAGCCGCCGAGGGCGAGGGTGCGGCGGGCG